TTAATTTCTTCTATGTTAGGAATTTCTAAAAATGAAGTAGATATAAAAATAAAAGAGAAAGGTTATATAACTTTACATGAAATGTCTGTAGGTGGGGGAGCTATAGTAATAGCAGTTGCTAAGTTATTAAGTGAATGGGGATATAATCCAAAAGAAAATTTACTTGTAGTATGTAATGATTTAGATAAAAAGGCTATTTATATGTCTTATATACAATTTACATTACTTGATATACCTTCAGTTATATTTGAGATGGATACATTAACACAAGAGATTAAAGGTTGTTGGAAAACTATAGGATATTACAGAAAACGTAAAGAATTTAATATAGAATTTGAAGGTATAGAAAAATTTTAATAAAAAAATGGAGTACTTAAAAAATACTCCATTAACGCAAGTGGTCGAAGATTTCCTTTCATAATATTTTTATGACAGATTTATTACTATAAAAGAAAAAGATGCACTAATCCACTTGCGAGTCTATAACTAGTTATATTCTTATATTAACATAAAAGGGGAATAATAGGAATGGGGTATAGTAAAAGTAATTATGAATTTCTTAAATCAAGAGGTATATGCACTAAATGTGCTAAAAGAAAAGCAGTAAATAATGTAACATATTGTGAATACTGTTTAGAAAAAGATGTAATAAAAAATGCAAAATATAGAGAAAAAAATTTAGAACGTTTAAGAAAATTGAACAAAGAAAGAATGCAAAAATTAAGAGATAGAAGAAAAGAAAATGGAGAATGTACTAAATGTGGCAAAAAATTAAGTCTAATACTAGACGGTGAAAATAAAGTGAAATGTAAAAAATGCAGGGCTTATTATAAAAATTATATGGCTAAAAGAAGAAGTTTGCAGGCTAACTAAGTTAGTCTTTTTTAATGCTTTAAAATTCCTTAAAAATACCTATCTTATGGTATTTTAATGGCATTTAAGGAGTGCTACTATTATACCATGAGATTTTATATTTAATCACTCAAAGGGGGAATTTGAAGTGGTTAAAAAATGGGTCAGTTTGGGGGAATTTACTTCTTATGACCTTAACAACAAAGACGAGGAATATTTAAAAATTATGTCAAGTATTCCTAACTTTGATAAAAGGAAAAAGAAGTGCAAGAGAACCAAAAGAAGAAGAAAGAAGTGATTTTAATTATAAAGTTACTTCTTTTTTTTTATTTTATAAAGGAGGTATTGAGGTGAGTAAGTTAACAGAAAAACAAAAGGCTTTTTCAGATTATTATATTGAAAGCCTTAATGCGACAGAGAGTTATATAAAGGCTTATGAATGTAGTTATGATACTGCGAGAACAAACGGGAGTAGACTACTTGCAAAAGCTAACATTAAAAAATATATAGATGAAGTTATGTCCTCAAAAGATGAAAGCAGAATAGCTTCACAAGATGAAATACTACAAATACTTACTGATATTGCTAGAGGTGTGACTGAAGAAGAAGTAGTACAGTTTAGCCAACTAGGTGAAGAATTAAGAACAACTAGAAAGCCAACTATAAAAGACAGAATGAAAGCAAGTGAACTATTGGGCAAAAGATACAAATTATTTACTGATAAAGTAGAAGCTAATATAAACCAGCAAGTAATATTTGAGGGCGAGAATGACTTTGAAGATTAATATTGCTAATAAAGTTGGTAAAGGTTATAAAGAATTTTGGAATTTTAAAGGCAGATATAGAGTTGTAAAAGGTAGTAGAGGTAGTAAAAAATCTACTACTATTTCTATGTGGATTATCTATAATATGATGAAATACCCTCTAGCTAACACTTTAGTTGTTAGAAGGGTTTTTAATACTCATAAGGATAGTACATATACGCAACTTAAATGGGCTTCTAATAATTTGGGTGTATCTCATTTGTGGAAATTCAGCAAATCACCTTTAGAAGCAACTTATATACCAACAGGTCAAAAGATATTATTCAGGGGACTAGACGATCCTATGTCTATCACTTCTATTACTGTCGAGCATGGGCATTTGTGCTGGTGTTGGTTTGAAGAAGCCTTTCAAGTCATGAATGAAGATGATTTTAATAAAATTGATATGTCTATAAGGGGGGAAATGCCCCCAGGATATTTCAAGCAAATAACTTTAAGTTTTAATCCGTGGAGTGAAAAGCATTGGTTAAAAAGAAGGTTCTTTGATATTAAAGATAATGATATTTTAGCTTCTACCACTACTTATAAATGTAATGAATACCTAGGTGAAGATGATATACAAGTGTTTGAAAAAATGAAGCTAAACAACCCAAGAAGATATAATATAGAAGGCTTGGGGAACTGGGGAATTGCTGAAGGTTTAGTATATGAAAACTTTGAGGAATTAGAGTTTAATATTGAAGATATAAAAAGAAGAAGTAATATAAAAAGTGCGTTTGGGCTTGATTTTGGTTATACAAACGACCCTACTGCTTTTATATGTACTTTAGTAGATTTAGACAATAAAGAAATATATATCTTTGATGAACATTACCAAAAGGCTATGACTAATAAAATGATTTCAGACATGATTAAATACAAGGGTTACTCTAAAGAGATGATAATAGCTGATAGTTCTGAACCTAAATCTATTGATGATATACAAAGAAATGGGATATATAGGATTTTGCCGGCTAAAAAAGGGAAAGACAGTATTCTTAATGGTATTCAATTTATCCAAGATTTTAAGATATATGTGCACCCTAAGTGCGAGAACACAATAGTTGAGTTATCGAACTATGTATGGAGCAATAAAGAAGGTATCAATATAAACAAACCTATTGATGAATACAATCATTTAATGGATGCTTTAAGATATGCTTTAGAACCAATTAAATTAGGTAGAAATAAATTTGATAGAACTAAATTCGGTATATAGGGGGTGCAATATGAGAAAAATAAGAATAGATAAAGAAACTCAATTAACAAAAGAAGTTATTAAGTGGATAATAGAAAAGCATAGTGAAGAAAAGACTAGAATTGCAGAATTAAGAGATTATTATAATAATAAAAATGCAATAATGAATAGACAGTATAAAGATAATAATAAACCTCAAAATAGATTATCACATCCATTTGCGAGTTATATTACAAATATGGCAACAGGGTATTTTTTAGGTAATCCAATAAGTTATAATTCTGAAAATAAAGATTTATTGGAAAGAATATTAGATATATTTAAGTATAATGATGAAGCTGATAATAATACAACTTTAGCAAAATACAGTTCAATAGCTGGCTATGCTGTTGAGCTTTTATATATAGATGAAAATAGTAATGCAAGGTTTAAGGCCCTTAGTGGTGATGAAGTAGCAATAGTTTATGATAATACTTTAGAGGAAAATATATTATATGCTATAAGATACTTTGAGGAAGATATACCAGGTGAAGACAAAACAAGAACTACTATAAACGTTTATACTTCTAATGTTATACAAACTTATCAGTTAGAAGATAATGAAATAACTTTTATAGATGAAGTGGCACATTATTTTAATGATGTACCTGTATCGGTATATGTAAATAATGATGAGTTATATGGAGATTTTGAAAGAGTTAAAGGCTTAATTGACGCATACGATAAAACTCAATCTGATACAGCCAATGATTTTGAATATTTTACTAATGCCTTGTTAGTTATAAGCGGGGTACTAGTAGAAGATGAAGAAGGATTAAACTTTAAAGATAATAGAGTAATTAACTTCGCCGGAACCGATGGAAAAGCTGAATATTTAATTAAAGATATTAATGACAATGCTTTAGAAAATTATAAAAATAGATTGGTTGAAGATATACATAAGTTTGCACAAATACCTAACTTAACAGATGAACAATTCGCCGGTAATGTTAGTGGCGAATCCATGAAATATAAATTAATGGGGCTTGAAAACATAATATCTGTTAAAGAAGCTAAGTTTAAGAAAGGCTTAATGAGAAGAATTGAATTATTATGCAACTTCTTAAATATAGCAACTAATGATTTAATGCTATATACAGACATTCAACCAATATTTACTAGAAATAAGCCTAAAAATGAGGTTGAATTAGCAAATATGGTTAAATCTCTATATGGTATATTATCTGATGAAACTTTAATTTCTATACTACCATTTGTTGAAAACAGTAAAGAAGAAATAGAAAAAAGAGATTTAGAAAAAGAAAATACTTTAGATAATTACAATTTAGGTGATAACAATGTATAAATTATATAATGGTGATTGTTTAGAAAAAATAAATCTTATAAAAGATAAAAGTGTTGACTTGGTAATAATTGACCCTCCTTACATGGTTCATGCTGGTAAAGGTGGAGGGGCTTTTGGAGATAGGAGCAATTTAAGTGAAATTAATTTTATGTCAAACGGGTTTGATTTTGAAATATTAAATAAAATAGAGCAAAAAATGAAAAAAGTAAACATGTATGTTTATTGTAGCAAAAAACAAGTTCCTATGTTGTTGGAATATGCAATAAATAAAAAATTAAATTATGATATATTAACATTCAATAAAACGAACCCTACTCCTTTATGCAATAATAAATATTTAAGTGATACAGAATATATTATATTTATGAGGGAAAAAGGAGTTAAAATATTTGGTAATTACCATACTAAATTTACCTACTATATAGATAAAGTTAATAAATCAGATAAGAAAAAATATAAACACCCTAGTTGTAAACCAATACCTTTATTAAAAAGACATATTATAAATTCATCTAATGAGAATGATATAATTTTAGATTGTTTTATGGGTAGTGGTTCAACAGGGGTCGCCTGTGCTAACACTAATCGTAAGTTTATAGGCATAGAATTAGATAATAATTATTTTAATATAGCTTCTAAAAGAATTGAGGAAGCTTTTTTTAATGCACAAAATAAAGAAGGTGCTTTAAATGAATAACCAAAAGTATTGGGAAGAAAGAGCAATATTAAAAGATAAATTGCTAGAAAAAGATATAAATAAATTAGAAAAGAAGTTATTAAAGCTATTTAAAGATACTAGAAAAGAAGTATTAAATGAATTAAAGATTATTTATGCCGATATTGAAGCTTCAGAATATGCAAAATATCAAATAGATTCGCTTTTGACAAGCATCAATAATGCACTTGATAGTTTATATCATAAAAATAAAGAACAGCTTACAAAGGCTTTTATTGAGTTGTATTATAAATTTGATAAAGAAGCTAATATTGATTTAGATATAAAAAACTCTTTTAATACTGTAAATGAAAATTTAGTAAGGGAAACATTAAAAACTAACTGGAGTGGCTTAAGCTTCTCTGAAAGAATTTGGGAGCATAGAAGAAAATTAGCCTTTACTATAAAAGGTGAATTAAGTAAAGGATTAATAAGAGGTGATAGCTTACAAGATATATCCAAAATTATATCTGATAAATTTGACACCTCTTTTTCTAATGCTATGAGGTTAGTTAGAACTGAAAGCTGTTGGATTATGAATGAAGCTACAGTTAATAATTATAAAGAAAATGGCATTAAAGAATATGAAATAATGGCTTTTTTAGATAATAAAACTTCTAAAATATGTAAGTCTATGGATGGGGAGGTGGTTAATGTTGAGGAAGCAATTCCAGGGAAAAATTTGCCTCCTTTCCATTGACACCCTAATTGCAGAAGTTGTGTAATACCTGTAATTAAATAAAAAAAATAAACAAAAAGGTTGGTAACTAATCGGTAACTAATATGTAACTTAAAACCCAGTATTTTCAATGGGTGTAGGCTATATATGGTAACTAATCGGTAACTAATACGTAACCCTATATCAAAGATAAAAGAAAAAGAATATATATAAGGGAAGTTTTAGCTTTTACTAATCATTTTAGTAAGGGCTTTTTTTATTGCCTTTTACTTACTTAGGCGTTAAAGAAAGTATGGTTTATAAACTATATTTAAGAGTTGACGAACTATAAACGGTATAAGGAGTTTATTATGGAAAACCAAAACAACGTTGTTAATGAAACAGTAGAAGTTGAAACTGAAGGTGGAGCAGTTGAAGTTGATGCTGTAGAGGCAAAAGAAGAAAAAACTTTTACTCAAGCTGAATTAGATAAAATATTAAATAAAAAGTTCGCACAATGGCAAAAGAAAACCGAAGAAGCAAAGATAGAAGCTGAAAGAAAAGCTAAATTAACAGAAGCTGAAAAACTAGCAGAAGAAAGAAAAGAATTTGAAAGTATGAAAAGACAATTTGAGTATGAGCAAAGAGTTAATTCTACTTCTAAGGTTTTAGCTTCTAATAATTTACCTATAGAGTTTTCAGACTTTCTTGTAGCTGAAACTGATGAAGCAACTACTCAAAGAGTTGACTTATTTAAAAATGCTTTTAATGAAGCACTAGAAAAAGCATTAACTGAAAGGTTAAGAGGTAACACTCCTAAAACATCTACTGTAAAAAACAGAACATTTACAGCAAATGATATAAAAAATATGAGTGCTGAAGAAATAAATAAAAATTGGGAACAAATTAAAAATATTAAATTATAAAAAAATGAAAGGCTATTCAATAGAATAGAAGGTGAATAATATGGCAGTAACTAACTTTATACCACAAATATGGGAAGCTAGATTAATGGCTAAGTTCCACGAAAGAAGTGTAGGACAATTAATAACTACAGCTCCAACTAAAATAGAAGGAAATAAAATAATATTCAATAAAGTAAGTGATATAGCTTTAAAAGACTATGAAGGTTCTGTATCATTTGATGATTTAACTACTTCTAAAGTAGAATTACCAATGGATGTTAAAAAATATTGGGCTTTCAAAGTTGATGATGTAGATGCAGTTCAAGCTGCTGGTGCTTTAATAGACCCACATGTTGCAGAAGCTGGATATGGATTACAAGAAGCTACTGATAAATTAATATTAGATGAAGCATTAAAAACTTCTCATACTGTAGAAGGTGAAAAAGCTTATGATGTAATAGTAAAAGCTAATACTCAATTAAACAAACATAAAGTACCAAAATCTGAAAGATATGTAGTTGTAAATGCTGAAGCTTTAGAAGAATTACATTTAGATGCTAGATTTACAGCTAATTACACTATATTAGAAAATGGTGTCATAGAAGGTGCTAAGATAAACGGAGTTCAATTAATATTCTCTGAAGAATTAAATGGTGGAGAATTTGCGATAGTTGTTCTTCATAAGTCAGCTATAGGATTTGGTAAGCAATTAGAAGAAACTGAAGCTATGAGACTTCAAAATGCTTTTGCTGATGGAGTAAGAGGGCTTCAAGTTTGTGGAGTTAAAACTTTAAGAGAAGAAGCAGTTGTTAAGGGTACTAGAGCCTAACAAACGAAGTGCTTCAATGGTCGAAGAAGTGGAAGCCCCACAAAAAAAGAAAACTAGAAAAAGAACTAAGAAGGTAGAAGGGTAATCCTTTTACCTTTTTTATTTAAGTAGGTGAAATTAATGCTACTAAATAGAGTTAAAACATTATTAGGTGTAACTGATAATGATGAATTAATATATGAAATAATTGAAATAACAAAAGAAAAAATACTTAATTATATCAATGAAAAAGAATTGCCAAAGGAATTAGAATTTATATTAATTGAACTATCTATCGAAAGATATAACCGTATAGGTAGTGAAGGGATAGCCTCTGAAAGTGTAGATGGTAAAAATGTTTCATATGAAGATAATTTTGAAAGTTGTAAACAATATCTTGATGATTATATATTTAGAAATAATAAAAATAAAGGATTTAAGCTACTGTAATGCGTTTTGATAAGTTAATTGGATTATATGTCCTGGAAGATATAGCAGATGGTTTAGGAGGGCATACAGAGGTTGAAAAATTTATTTATTCAAGATATGCCAATGTTGAGGAGCTTTCTCTTGAAACTACTATTAAAATTTATGGTGAAGCTATAACCCAAAATGTAAAAGCTATAATCTTAGGTGATATAAAAGAAAAGATTGATAAAATTGAGTTTAATAATACTAAGTATAAAGTTATTTCACAAAGAAAAATTAAAAATAAAACTTCTTTCTTTTTAGAGGTTGATAATGATTAAAATTAATGCTGATGAATTAAATAAGTTTAGTGTTGAAATTCCTAAATTATATGAAAAGAATGAAGCCTTTGTAAGGCAAACTGTTAAAAATAGTGCTTTTAATATTCAGAAAAACGCCAAGTCTAATTTGACTAAAAATAAAAGTGTCGACACAGGTCATTTAAGACGAGGCATTTCTACTGATATAAGAGGATTAGTGGCTACAATTCATACTTCTAATATTAAATATGCCCCTGGGGTTGAGTATGGGACTAAGGCACATATAATAAGGGCTAAAAATAAAAAGGCTTTGTATTGGAAGGGTGCTAAACATCCTATAAAACAAGTCAATCATCCGGGGTCAAAAGCTAAGCCTTATCTAATTCCAGCATTTAACCAAGAAAAAGATCAATTCTTAGAAAAGTTAAAAGAAGTCATAAGTTGGTAGGTGATTTTATGATACCTATAAATGATTTACAAGCCAAAATATACCAAGCCTTGCAAGGTGTAGGTATAAAAGTATATGATGAAGTTCAAGAAGGGGCAACAATGCCTTTAATTAGTATAGGAGATTATAATTTGTCTTCTTTAGAATTTAAAGGCAATGGGTTTTCTTTTAATTGGACTATAAATGTCTATACAGAATATGAAGGCAAAAAACAAGTTAATGAGCTTGTAAGTAAAACTATAGAATGTATGTATCAGCTTATAGGGGAAGATTTAAGTGATAATTATTCAATAGATGAAGTAATGATTAATGAGGCTAATATAAACCGATTAGAAGGGTTTTATGTGGCTAATTTAAACATGAGAATAGAAATAAATTAAAGGAGGTTAGAAAATGGCATTTGAAAAAGGAAATGATATAAGACTTTCAGTTGGTGATGTTCTTATAGGAGGACAACAAAACTGTTCTATAAATAGAGAAACTGAAACAGCTGAAACGACTACTAAAGACAGTGGTGTATGGGCTGAAAGCGAAGCTGTTGGGCTATCTTGGTCAGTAGATTGTGACGGACTTGTAGTTGTAGGTGATGAAGGTTTAGAAGCTTTAGAACAAGCATGGGAAAGTCTACAGCAAGTAGATGTAAAATATGGAACTTCTGAAAACTATAAAACAGGAAAAGCAATAATAACTAGTTTATCTTCTAACTCACCAAGTAAAGAAAAAACTACTTATTCAGTAAGCCTACAAGGTGTTGGAGCATTATCTAAAAACTAATATATAAATTTGAAAGGGTGTTAATAAATGAAAGTTATAAAAATTAATAAAAAAGATTATGTTTTAAAATTTACTACTAAATCTTTAATGAATCTAAATGCAAAAGGAATAACTTTATCTTCGCTTTCTTCTGATATGGAGAATTTAAATTTAATGAGTTTATATGAAGCATTTTGCGAGGGTCTAAAGTTTGCGAATAAAGATATCACTTTAGATGAAACTTATGAATTAATAG